CATATTGGACATCTAAATTTAGCAATATACGGTTTTGTTTTAACTACCTTAAATTGCTGTAGTTGTGTGCCAACTAATGAAGCATATTTTTGGTCAATCCAAAGTGTACTCATGTAACCCTATCCTTATATTAGAACAGAGTTATTATACAACAATTATAGAAAATAGCAACAGTTATTTTTGCTCTGATATTGTTTTTTCTGCATCATCATAAAATTGTTTCACAGCTTCCATCTTTTGCTTACAAGTAATGTTATTTTTTTGCAATTTAAGAATTAGCTGACCAACCTGCTTATTTGTCAAGGTGTCAGCTTTTGGAAACTTTGTTTCAACAGGGCAATTGTACATATCATCTGGAGCTTTAATTACTTTATATTCAGGTGCAATTAATTGCACTGCTGTCTGTGAGCAACCTGTGAGTAATAATGGGAATAATAATAAAAGCTTTTTCATTTCTTTTTCTCACCATATGTTACATCAAGTTGTTTCACAATACTTTTTAGATAGGGAGAAGCATCATCTGAAACTGGTTTAGCATCTGGTGTGACAGGTTTTGTTTCTTCTGCAGCTTTTCTTTCAATTTCTTCCATCTGCCTTTTAGCTTCAGCTTCTCTTCTTGCAATCTCTTCTTTTATGTCATCTGCATTTTTATTGATAACATCCGTTTGCTGTTTGAACAACTCTTCTTTTTTTGCAAGAACTTCTTGTTGCATTTCATTGAATTTATTTGTAGCTTCGTTCCACAAATTATGGTCGTGAATAGCTAGCCAGGAAAAAAATGTTCCTGACACAAGTATCAATATACCAATAATTTGTCCAATACGATTATTTAAAAAGAATCCAATAAATGGCATAATTAAGGTCTTCCCAAAGATAAAATTTTATCTTGCTTTGTTTTCTTATAGTCGTTAAGCTTATCTAGATAGCCCGCATTACGAAGATCTTTGAATACCAAATTGCCAAAAGCAAACTCACCTTCTTTGGCAATAGAGTCAGAACGCATCTGTTTAATTTTGTCTTTTAATACATCTATTGTGTCATCGCTTGCATTGTCTGCAATCATCTTGTCAATCATATCTTTATAGAATTGAACTTTTTTCTGTAGATGATAATCATCTTCAAAATTAAGATCTAACATCTGAGGGCGCGCCAACCATTTATCTTGAACAATAGAATATACACCCTGGTTTGCATGAGGTTGTTCATCAATGTCTTGAGCATATAACTCTACTGGGTATCCATAGATTGAAATGTTCGGGTGTTGAAGAGTCCAGAGAATTTTCTTATCTTGAAGATATTCATCCACAAAGGCTCTGTCAGGATTAATAGCTGATCTTGACATAACAATGTGTAGGTCAATATCAGAATTTGGTGTATAATTATAATTTACATTGCCGCCTGTGATTACAATATCATATACCATTACAGAAGGAATCTTTGCAAAAGCAATCCAAGCATCAGCAATTTGAATTAACTTATCTTTTACATCTTGTTTTAGTTGACCCATCACATCCCAAAGCTTTGTATTAAGTTGCTTGTGATATTGAAGAGTTGTATCTTCCTTATTAAAACTATAAGAAAAACTTTCATTCAATGAAGATGATGATTCAGATAACTTTTTTCTTTTTAAAATATCTGAAAGAATGGGGCCCGCAAGTTGTTGGTTTTTCTTTTTATATTTCATAGCTGCTTTTAATGGTACGCCTAGTGTATCAGCAGAAAGACCTGCAATGCCTGTAGTTACATTTACAGGGGTAGAATCTTCTTTAAGTTGATTATAAGCTTTATTAAATTCTTCTTCAAGGTCAATATCTAAATTAAAGTCTTCTCTGAATATTACATTTTTACCGGGTCTTGTGTTTAGAAGAACCAAAGTTGCAGCTATTGTTCCCAATCTTGATGCTCCACCTGGAACTTTAGCAATCAATCTTTTTAGATTGATAATCATGACATCAAAAATACCGAGAGCATTCTTTTCCTGAGATGTCATCTGATTGCGAGGTTTTAAAAATTGACCCTTATCGTTTATAAGCTGCAACTTATAGGCAGGCATCTGCTCAAAAGGTGTCGTCAATTTTTTAATGAAATTATAAGTTAGGACGGCATCAAATACCATTATATTTTCCTTGATTCTGAGAGCATCTTTTCATTTATTTTATATTTTTCTCAATTCTAAAAGAATTATTTCATCAGTTTTAATATCAGAAGTATTTATTGTTTTACCTTCTATACCTATATTTTCTATCTTTTCTGGTAGAAGATTCAAAAATAAAAGGAATGGTTTTAATAGTGATTCCATTCCTTTACATTTTAAAAATAACATTCTGGTGGTGGCTTCGGGCCCAAATACATTATAAAGAACCGTAATATGATTTAAAATCAATCTTTCCTTAAGATCACCCTCTTCAAGATATCTATTGAGCAATCTTTTAATATACTTAAATCTTTTTAAATCATCATAAAATTCAATAGTATCATAACACTGAGGGTTATCATAATGTTTAGCAGCAAATAATAAAAAATTAGAATCGTCAAGTCTTTCCATATTGATTATAATATTTCCTCAGTTTTACTCATATCTTTATATATTTATTGGTAATAAATAAATCATGAATAATGAAAATATTGACAAAGATTTCTGGATCAATTTAAAGTGGCCAGCCGCTCCTAATGAAAATGATCGTGAAATCTTCAAATTATATCAGCAAGGTAAAACACTACTCTTAGGTAGTACAAAATTGCTTTTACCTTTATGTGACCAGGCCTGGGATCTCAATCCATTATATGATGATCCTAAGATAATATCAAATGACTGGTTTGACCTTAATCAGCATTGGGATACTATCATGCTTGATGGTGGTCTTAGTTACGGCAAAGAATTTACTGATAGGCTTTTGCCTATTGTTTTAGCTAATTGTGACACATTTATTACAAGAGCATTTCTTAATCCAAATTGGCCTACTAAGTATGCTTGTTATTTTCCTAAGGCTTATGAATTGAACCCCGTTCCTTTTGAACATCCTATTAGTGAGGTTTATACATTTTACATATGGAAAAAATAAACACAATTTTAGCTATGTATTCTGGTGGTCTTGATAGTTTAGGAATGATCTATAAGTTATTAACAGACCCTGAATATAAAGACTATAATCTACACATACATCATGTTCATAATAGAAATGTTGAGAATAGAGATAGAGCAGAGGCTATTGCAGTTAACATTGCTTTAGAAGAATTGCGTAGATTGGGTTTTGTTTTTGAATATAGTGAGAGTGAAATAGGTTCTCAACAATATGGAAAACATTTCATGCATGATACTGATAGTATGAATTTCTTTGCAGGATATGTTGCTAGCGTAAATCCAGATATAAAGAAGGTTGCAATTGGTATGCAAGCCAATGATGCCAATCATAGTTTAGAAGAAAGACGCATTCGAGCTAATAAAATATTATCAGCATTTACAGATGCAGAAAAAATATATCCAGTGATGAATATGAGTAAACGTGAGATCTACGATATGTTACCAGAGTCAATTAGAAATAAGTTCTGGAGTTGTCGTAGACCAATATACGAAGAAAATAAAATTAAAGCATGTGGTGTATGCGGTACTTGTATTAAGTTAAGAGAACAAGGTATTAGATAATTACACCAATGTACTATAAGTAATATGTTCTCTTGAAATTTCTGAAGGTGTCAATACACCATCCCAGATCTTGATGTCTTTGATAGTACTATCAAAATAATCAGCTGAATCCCATCTACGAGCAATTCTAATACCTGCATTATCAGATGATGCGGTTCCTGGGGCGGTAGTATTAGATACTAATACACCATCTAGATATACTCTCAATTCATTTGTTGTATCCAGGAATGTGCAGACCACATCATACCAAGTATTAGCAACAGGCGTCGTTTTAGCTGATAAGACGTTCCAGTATCCTGCATTACCATCAAAGAAACCAGCATCTATCTGATTTGATCCATTTACATACCCAATTGTATAGTTAATTTTAGTTCCAGTACCCGGCCAATTTTCAGTTATCAAGCAAGGTGCATTAGCTTGATTTGCTGTGTGAACTTTGAATACCCCTTGAATGGTGAAACTTGATAGAGGTGAAAGACTTGTTCCAACACCCGTATCACCCCATTCAGAATTAGCGGCATTAAATCTAATCTGCCCACCGTTTGTGTTACTATAAACAGGGCTATTGTAAATTGTAAACATTTTATTGCTTATGGTGTCAGTCCAACTACCATTGCTTGTAAATGTGTTAGCTAACAATGCAAATACTGGTTGTGCCTGGTATTTACTCTTTGTTGCACTATAGTGTGATCCTTGTGCCGTTGTTGTACCTAAAATAGGTTCAATGTAACCCTGATAACGATTTGAGGTGAACATTGCCGTTGCGCTCTGGAAACCAATTGCCAAATAGGAATTTCCAGGTCCTGATCTTGTTATACCACTTGCTGTTACAGCAGTACCACCGTTTACTTCAAGACCTAATGTTCCACTATTAAAATAAAAGAAAATATGATTCCACGCATTGACTGTTACTTTATCAGTAGAAACAATACTTGAAACATTTCCACCATTCCATGTGCCTGCATAGATATGACCATCATTATCAATTTCCATCATGTTGTAATAATAACCAGGTGAGGTGTTGTTATCCAATTCAGATAATATAGCAACACCTAAGCTTGTAGGATATATCCAGAAGTCTAGCCAAAAATTGGTTACAGAACCCAGTGAGGGTGTTGTTTGATAACCACTGCCGGTAAACCTGGTTGTTGTTGTAGTTGTGTTGTTAGGAAAATTATAAGATAATGTATTAATGCTTCCGACTGTACCTTCAGCATAGTAGTAATTATTCAGTGAACCATTCCAATAAAAACTTCCTACAGGGGATAAACTACCACCACCTGCACTATAAAATGAACTTCCTATTATAGCTTGTGCTACACTAGCCATTAGTCAATAGCCAGACCGGCTCCAGATAGCATCCACTTGTCTGTGCCTATTTTCAATAGAGTAGCCATAGAGTTATTTGGAATATAGAATGATGTGCTTGTCTGATTATATCCGGCACCCCATACCTCAGTGGTCATACCATCTACAGGATAAATGTAGGTCCAACCATTTCCGCTAACTATCGTGATTGTAGTTCCAACTTCAAATGGAACACTTGCGTTAGTAGGAACTTCTACACCATATCCATCACCATCATTTTTATAGATGTGTTTACCGGCGTCAGATAATGTTAAAGTATAATTAGCAAAAGAAGATTGAATATTCTGTGGTAATGCTTTGATTACAGATATTCCATCAGAATTTTTAATATCGCCATTTGCTGATAATGAAATAGTACCGTCAGTATTAAAAACTGTACTATACTGTGTGCCGGTATTGTTTACATTATTACCTACACGTAAAGTAATTACACCTGATTTTGTACTATCGTATCTTGCTTTACCAGCAGTAATTGTGATATTACCACCATGGTTATTTGCATCACCACCACTTTCAATAACATCACCTGCAGTAATTTCAATAAACCCACCATCACCGACAGCAGTACCATTCCAGAAAGCAGCGTCACCGCCTTCAATTTTTACATACCCACCTTCGTTGTCTTGACCTTGACCACCACGAACTTTGATATCGCCACCGGAACCACCAGTATTAGTATCGCTTTCACCGCCTACGCCACCCCAGATGTAGATGTCTCCACCTTCACCAGCAGTGTTTTGACCCCAATTACCGTAACCACGCTGACCTTGTATTATAATACGTTGAGAGGCGGGATGGCTAGAATTAGGAACCGGACCAGTAACTATTACTTCTTGTGTGACGTTATTAGATAATTGTAGTGTTGGGCCTGACAATCCATAATTCCAATTCCAACCAATCATACTTTTAGTTGGAAGATTAAAACCGCCTGGTAAAGTAAGATTACCATCACTTTCAAAAGTCCATGTATAGGATGATCCGTTATCAGATCTATTTTCTATTAGAACGTATGGATTGTTTATATTTTGAATATTTGTTTCTATCCATGACCAGGAAGAATTGCCGCCAACAACATCTAATTGAGTATAACCACCCCAATACCCACCACCGAAATAAGTTTCAGCGTATGAAGTATTTGCTTCAGTAGGAGTTATTATTGAAGAGTAATTTGGTACTATTAAATTACCATCAGTGATAAATGTAGCGGTTGAATTTACAACAAATTTAACATCTTGTGTATTAGTATTACCGGCAATAAACTTAATTGAGTGATCAGTTTGGGGACCAATTATTAAATTGCCACCGTAATTGTAAAGATATGAATCACTTGGACCCCACACGTTTCCGTATGTTGTATCTGTGTAGGTATTACTATTGATACCCATATCAACAAATGGACCGATACCTTCTGCTTCATTTCCTTCATTGTTATAACCAACAAGATCAGAAGAAGCATTATTTGCATTACTTGCATTTTTAAATACTACTTGTGCATAAGTATCAACTGAAGTATAAAAAATTGGAACAGCACGTTGTGTTGCTGTATGTCTCCATACTGTTCCATCTCTGACCCAGGTGTCACCTGATCCTTTACCTATTAAATCATATTCCTGAACAAATATACCTGTTTCAGGATTTTCAATGTAATTACTTCCGTAATCAATTCCGTCCTGAGTGGTAACTGTTACTTTAAAAGCACCAGCAGCATCATCTATATTTTTAATTGTATATTCTTTACCTTGTACGGCAGTTGGTGTTGGAAGAATAATTGTTATATTATCACTTACGGCATTACAATCAACAAAAATTAAACTTTCATGCTCTTGTACTGTGTATAAATTTGTATCATTTACAAGTGTATATTGATATACAGGAGCATAATATTGCCATACAGGAGATTCAGTATTTGCATCATATGTTAATAATTTACCTTCACTACGGCCTTCGGTTGGTATAGAAGCAGTTGTATAAACCCTACCTGTTGATGTATTTACAGATAACCCGTCACCAAGTTTTAATACACCGAAAACAGAGGAATTGGCTTTGCCAATATAAGAGGTCATAGAATTAGCAAAATTGCTTACTAAAATTTTATTAGTTGAAGGTAAACCAGTCACATCATGAGCAACAGCAATATAATCTGTGCCAGGAACTGTCGTCAAAGCATTAAGTTCTGAAATTTTAGGCATATAGATGACCTCTAATAAAGATATTTTAAATATTTATCTTATTTATGACATAAAAAAAGGGAGAGATTTCTCTCTCCCTTAATTCAATTAAATTAGTGATTATCAAGAATCAGGAAGAATTGTATCGTCAGATCCGTCACTTGTTATTGATCCCGTTGCAACAAGTGTTTCATATTGAACACGACCTGCGCGGCCACCTGAACCAACCTTACGTACTACCCAACCAGAGTGAAAACCACCCTTGTTTTCTGCACCACCAACAACGGCTGTTGCTGTTGCTGTTTCACCTTGTAATGTTGCACCACCAGCTGTAGTACTATTGCCTGAAGCAGGTGTCAATGTGATAGCAGTACCACCAGCTGTTGATGACAATCTAAGTGTTGTTGAGTTAGCTGTAACAACATAGTATTTTGCAGTATCAGTTAACCCACCTGGAACTGATGTTGTGTTACCAGCAAATGTTACGTAATCACCAACAGTAAACTTAGTGTTTGCAGAAGCAATTGTTATAGTATTTGTTCCAACAGCAGTATTACCATTAAATACAATTAGTGGCGGAGCTGCTACAGTAATAGTTGGATTGGTTTCATATGAAGATCCACCATTATTAATAGTATAACTAGAAATACGACCACCAGTTGATGCGAATGTTACGTTTGCACCTGAACCACCACCACTTGAAATTACTGAAGTGATACCTGATGCACCGTAACCAGAACCAGCACTAGTAATAGTAACCATATTGATTGGGCCATTACCAACCTGCATTTCCGCAGCTGAAACACCAAACTGACCCATTGTGGTGCCTGAAATGAAAGCATCTGGTGTTACGTTACCATAGAATGCTGATTGATTAGTTGAATTTGCTCTTAATTTACCATTTACAACACCCCAAAACACTGAGTTTGAGGATGTATCATTTGCGCCCCATTGTGACATATTTTTTTCTCCTTTAAGTAGAATTACAGACTTCTACAAAGGTATTTATGAAAGGGTGGCTCTTAGCATCCAGCCGTGTTTTTTATGAATATCAATACGATCTTGTAAGAAATTGGCAAGACCGTGCTCGGCATTTTGCTCAGCTGAAAGGTAGGCTTGAGTAAGAACATCAATGACCTTATCATTATCCTGAATAGCAATAGAAAGCATCTGCTCAGCAGGAACAACATCTAACTGATCTTTGATTTGTGTTTGATCCATGAAACGTGATAATGAACCAGGTGCAAAACCTTTTACAGCTCTGATGTGCTCAGCAATGTCATCTGTTGCACCCCAAACATCAGTGTAGAGTTTTTCAAAGAACTCATGATATTGAGGGAAATTAGGACCAGTGACATTCCAGTGAAAGAAATGCAATTTCAAATAGAATGAAAAGTTAGTAGCCAAAAGTATTTTAAGTCTTTCTAATAGTTGTTCCATATCTTTATGTTCCTCCGTTGCCTGAACCACCGGAGTCACCTCCGCCACCTCCTCCTGAACTAGAACTCTTGCCAGGATAGGCTGTGTGGATTTTCATGTCAGCTCCGCGGTATTTAATTTTTGGAATATTTATTAAATTACCAGCAGGATCTCTGACTTTCATTTCTTCCAGGTGTTGTTTAAATGTTTTCATTTTAATCTAATTCTTTTATTGATACTTTCAGAAGACCCTTACCTTTTAAGACCCTGTGAAATGTTTCTCTCTTTATATAGTAACTTTTATTTTGTTCTAATTTTATTGGTAGTTGATTTTCAAATTGAAGTTGCCAATCATTACCCTCTAAAACCACAACAGCTCTATCTTTTTTATCTCTATGCCAGACTAGTTCCTCATGATCAACATCTTCTTCAAATGTTCTTATCATACCATCAGAAACTAGTTCTTCTTTATATGGTTTGTTATTACCAGTAGAAACTTCCACCACCTGATAATCCTAAAGCTTTTGCATAACGAGGAAGATTACATGACCAATATGCAGCAGATGTTCTATCTTTCTGAAGATGACATTGATGGCGAGCAGCAAATGACTTACGAGCTTCTGGGTCATTCATCTTAACTGATAGTGTTCCACCACCAGCTGCCCCACCCTTATCACCAAATGTTACTTTCTTGATTCCGCCATCTGGCTTGCGAACATAAACATAAAACTTCTTTGGTCCACCTCTTTTTGGTTTACCAAGTGGTTCATGCTTCTCATCTTCTTCTGTGAGAGGTAAGTCCAGAGGAACTTCCTCACCTTCAAACATAGCAAAAGAACCAATGTCTGTTCTGATCAACTCAATGTCAGAATAGGAAAGATCAATTTTTTCTTCATTGAACAATTTACGAGCTTCATTGATTGTATTGAAGAATTCTTCTGATCCGTAACGAAATACGTTTTCAGTAAGGGGAATCTTATTTTCTAGATGATAAGAAAGTCCTTCATGTATTGATTCTTCTGTAAGATGTTCTTTGAAAGATCTCATGGTTTTTTACCTACATTTGATTTGTTTCTAACTCTTTCTACTGCTCTTGCAAGTGTCGCAACTGCTGTAGGTGTTTTACTCTTTGGACCATATAATGATCTAATCTTATTAACTTTTCCAATAGTTGTATCTGATATTTCATCGATAACTTCTACTTCCTCATTGGTGCTCTTCCATCCGCCACCTTTTGATTTATACCACTTTGCAGCCCATCCATTAGCATAGGCAGAAGGATATACATCAAATTTACTTCTGGCTAAAGCTTTTGCTCTTGACCAGAGTGTTGGATTAGTTGGTGTATTCTTTTCTTCAAGATGTTCTACTTCTTCATTCTTTGGTTTCTTTTTTGCTTTTTGCATAGCAATGGCGATAGCAGCCTGTTGAGCCCAATTCTTAGCTTCAGTAGTTTGTTCTTTATCCTCTTTCATTTTTTGCATGATAGAGCCGGCTATTTTTTTACCACGATCCATTGATATTCCTAATTTTTTAGAATATTGTTTTGCTGTCTTTTCAAACCAACCTTTGTCTTCGGAGATTTTTCCTTTTCCAAAATTTGAAACATTTATCGGAGAACCTTTACGTTCTGCATTTGGATCGTGTTTACGTTTTGCACGGACAGCAGCTGCTCTTTCTTTTTTAGTGAGCATTTTTCTCTTTTCGTTAGACATACATTTTGGTTTAGCCTCACCTGGCTCTCTTGCACAAGGTCCAATAACTTCACCTTTTGAATTTAATCTTTTCCAACCACCTTCAGGATCAGTCTTACTAAACCACTTACGAAGATCTTCCTTCACATATTGATCGGGAGTGCAACCTGCTTTTTTTACCCACTTATCATGAAGATCATGAACATCCATATCATAGTCTTTAGCTACTTCTCTCATAATTTTATCAATATCATTGTGAGAAGTATTATTATCACTTATCTTATTCAATCTATCTTCAAGTTGTTTTACAGGATCTTTTTCTTCAGTTGCAACTACCTTTGGTTTATTGATAGCACTTTTGGGAACTAACTTATCCATTGCAAGATCAAGTGCTTTTTTTCTTTTTACATCTTTTCCAACTGGATGAGATGATGTGACATCAGGATGAGATGATATCATTTTGGTTGCAAATCTATTAAGAAACTTTTTTGACATTTCACTCATGTCAACATCTTCTTTAGCAACTTTTTTTGTAGCTGCTTTATTCATAATTTGATCTTGAGTATCTGCATTTGGTTGATCAGCAGCACTTGCGTTGTTAGTAGATGCATGCATACCGCCATGGGCTTTCACCTGCGCTTTGATTATATTATCACGAGTATCAGCATCGGCAATATTTTGATTTACATAGTTTGAACCAATTTCACTGCCATCAGGATTACCTGATACATTACCAAAACCTCTGACACCACCACCACCAGATGAATTGACTATCTCTTCATTAGTCTTTTTTTTTGAAGAGTTTTCTTTGTCTAAGATCTTTTGATAATCATCAGCATTCTGCTTTAGAGCAGCTGCTGCAGCATCAATTCTTTTACCAATACCAGGTTTTGCTTTTTCTATCTTTTCCCAAGGAGATTTATATCCCTTGCCATAAGCTTCTGAAAAAGCAGTATTAACATCTTCATCAACAATCTTTTTTACAATTGATTGCTGACGGTAAAATGTACTATCTTTTTTTCTGTCTCTCTCAGGATCATTTCTTGGAACAAGATCAATTTCTTTTCTGTCAGGATTGCCTGAACGAGAGACTGCTTCTTTATCACCTTTTGGGTCTTTAAATTGAAGTCTGAATTTATCATTTACAACCTGACCCGGAGTATCATTCTTATAGATGTTTGTTAGGGATGTTGTTCCCCAATCTCTTTGATGTGTATCTGATCTATCAGCCTCTGACATCACTTGATCATATACTTTGCCAATCTTATCAGCTAATTCTTTGATAGGATTAATAATGATATCATCAGCAGGTGAACCTGTGGCTGTTCTACCCTTAGAGATTTTATCATCTACTTTTTTATTTTTATTTGAATCTTTATTTGCAGATTGAGCCTGAACATTTGACTTTGTATCAGATACATCTTTCAAATTGCTTTTTTCATCTTTATTAGTAGATGGTTGCATCTTCTTCACCTTCAACTTGTTCGTTTGTTGCTCTTATATGATCAACAATTTCTTTTGCATGGGGATGTAAGGCTTTAGGAAGACCTTCTTTGAAACCTTTGATATCATTAGCACGTGCACGTCTTCTCATTTCAGTTCCAGAGATACCTTCAGTTCCTTCTGCATCAGGATCTCTATGGCCAGCTGAAACAACCTTAATAGATTTGAACTTGAAAAGGCCATGTGGACCTTTTACACCATTATACTTATTAATCAACTTGTGATATTCATCTACGCGATCAGAGCCTGCCACCATTGTAATATGTCGAACACCACTCTTATGAAGACGGGCAAGCTGATGAAGAAGAGTAGGAGCATCAGAAGTAGAATGACTAACCTGAGTAGAGGGTGCAGCAATCTTTTTAATATATTCAACTTTCTTCTCCTTAGGAATAGGATTCTTACCAGTTCCTTCAGAATGAGAGGCTACAATATGCGCAGTACCGCCAACTTTACTGGCTTCATCTTCAACTTTTTTGACAAGTTTTTCATGTCCAGTGGTAGGGGGTTGAAACCTACCATAGGCAAATACAGCATGGCCTGAATTTTGCTCTGTAATATATTGACTAAAGGTCTTCATTTTTATTCTTTTTTAATTAGGTTATTTTATATTTATTATTATGTAATTTCTTCCCAGGTCATTGCACCAACAGCATCGTTGCCGTTAGAAGCACCTGTAGCTGCTAGTGTAATAATTATGCCATTATTACTTGCAGCAAGTCCATCTCTTTCTAACTGATAGGCAAATAACTCTGCCCTTGAAAGATTAACTGCCGCCCCACCCGCACCAGATGAAACGTTTACATAACCAATCTGTGCGTCTCTTCCACCAGAAATTGCTGAAGCTGTAATATCATATTCTATTGGTGAATCAGAAGCCGCAGATACCCAAGAAGCACCTGTTAATGTTCCTCCCACAATGATCTTATAACGATAACTAGTGTTGTTAGTAACTCCAAAAAACTCTATATCTTTTAAAATAGCCAATGCATCTTTAAATGAATCTTTTAATCTAATAGAAATAATAGGAGTAAATGTACCTGCGGTTGGTAGATCTTTGGGAGACGTAATTGGAATGCTAACACTTCTTGCCTTACCTTCTAATGTATAACCACCTTCAGAAACAACAGTAGAACAAATTTGTTTCATTTTTGATGCAGATGCCGATGTTCCTGTATTTTCTATTTCATAACGAATTGGAAGAATTGCAGTAGTCATATATGTTGTGGCTCTCAAATTATCATTGTGAAAAATGTGAGCAGGTATCATAAGGCCATCAACGACAAACCCACAACGTACATCACCGACACCAAGCCACTCAATGTCAGTCCAAAAAATATTAGCTTTTGTAATGTCAAGGCTTCCTCGACCTGGATGACCAGTTTGTGATGATTGTCCATTGCCATCAAAACTATCGACATTCCAGTCGGCCTGTGCAACCCTCGTATTAACCACAGAACCTGATGAATATGATCTTAATACTAGATAATTATCAGTTCCATCATTTTCAAAGTAAACACCATTATAGTCATTGAAATAACCTACACGCTGTCTTACGTTTGTCTTTTGTTGATTCATAACAAACGTATTCATAATTAATAATGATTTACCAGGTTGATATGCAAATACTCTTTTTGATTCACGTATAACTTTATCACCAGAAGCTGTGCTGACATTTAAATCAACTACTGATTCGTTTACCTGGTAGATTGTATTAGCAGATCCTGTTGTGCTTGTTATAAATTTACCATTGTCTTGATAACGATGATAAGAATCAAACAGCGTTAATGGATTGGACGTTCTTAAACGACCAAAAGCATCTGTTGCAGTTCCTGAAGCGGTAATTCTATTTCCAAGTAAATTTACTTCATAGATAGTAGTACCATCTGCAAGAAACTTATTTGTATCTATACGATATTGAGCCATACTATAAAATTATCCTCTGCCAAATCTTGGATTATTAAGGATTGCATTGGATATTTTTCTTGGAACTAGTTTTGCAACTGGTCTTCCACCTCTCTGAAGAACAACACCTTCACCAGCTGATTTCTTTCCATCAATGGATGTTTCCATATCAGGATGATGAACACCCTTAAGAACATGTTCAGTGGCTTGTTCTAGATGATGATGAATGTCTATAGACTTTTGAAAATGTTCTGCATGATTATCAACATGAGAAGCCGCTGCAGCATGTTGATCTCTAACCCTTTGCTGAGCAGCAGCAGTCTTTAACTTGCTAGCTTTCTTTTCACCAATTTCATGAAGGTGTTTCTTGTAACCCTCAACAGAAGGTGTTCCACCTGTTCTTGTCATTTTATTCATATAGGTAGTAAAATGAGTAACATGTTCAGGTGTAAGGTGCTTTGTTGTATGACCCTTGAGAAGCTTCTCAGCAGCAGCCAAATGATGTTCAGTTGCTTTTCTATCTTCAGCTGAATAGTGTTCAGGATCAGGCTTGTGTTCATGCTCTGGAACAAACACATGTTCACTATGTCTCAAAGCACTTTTTGATAAGGCAGAAGCAGTCTTGCCATGAACTTCAGTATGGATAGCAACACCAAGTGGTGCTTTTGTCTTTGCTTTATAAGTAATTCTGTTTGGTGTTGTAGCAATAGAACCACCTGACTTCTTTGTATGGGTATCAGAAGGAGTATGTAATAGATCACCTTGAACATGGTGACCTTTATTTACAATCTCATGACCATGTGCAAGAAGATGTTTAAGAGAGGCAGCATATTCTGGGGCATGACCAAAATGCTTGTCAACTTCTTCTGGAGTTCTGGCAACTACACCTCTTGCCCATCTATGCTTATCAGATACACCAACACCTTTTTCATCATGAATGATATGAACAGATGCACCACCATCAGTTTTCAAAGAGGCTTTGATTGTGCTAGGCTTGCCTTGTCTATGATTATGAAACTGTCTAATAAGATCAAGACCAAGCTTTGCATGCTTAGGATCTGCATAATGCAATTCTTTAGCATGAGTAAGATGTGTAAGGCCTTCTTCTTCAACTGATGAGGCAGGACGAGCAGCTTCTGAAATAAATGTAAGAAAGGTTTTCATCAGTAAAACTTGCTAACTTTTCTTGAGGCTTGTGGGCCAATTAGAACACGTGTTTTGTTTACACCAAGATCTGACCTCTTTTGATCAGCTCTTGCAAATATCATCATATGCATATCTTTAGGAACTTCACCACTCTTATAAACATGGTTAGATTGTAAAATGTAATGACCTTTTTTACCATTTGGATGAGGAACCAATTTCATTGGACCTTGATGAATTTCATGAACGTTGTTTTCATGATGGGTTTCATCACCATGCCCATGCCCATACATAGCCTTTTGAATAAAGCTTTTATGTTCTGGATTGGAACTATCTAGCTTCATAGCAACAGTCTCACCTGATACACCTTCTGGATGTTTGTTCTTTAATACAGAAGCAAACTTTTTAACAATTGGATGATCCTTAAATTTAGATACACCACCAAATTGTTGAAAGTCTTTTACAGAGTTACCATCTTTATGACTAATAAATCTTTGTGATTGGCCTGCTTTATTTTTAAGAACAAAATCTGCTTTAGGAGTTCCAGGTACTTTTTCTACTGTAGATACTTTTGCAGGACCATGTTTTGTATGAATTGTAATTTCTTCAGAACCTGATTCTTTTTTAGCATTTTCAATTTGACTATGAAGATCAGCTAAATGACCTTCTTCCTTTTCATAAGGATTAGAGCCGGGCATTCTTCTTTCTGTAAGAAAATTTAAAAATGTAAGCATAGTGGACCCCTAGATGTTTATTTCATATTTATAGAAATAAAAAAGAGGGCTTTTCAGCCCTCTTTAAACCCATATCAAATAAATCAAAGACCTATCATCTTAGAACTATAGGAGAACGAACCTTTGAAATCTTTACGCAACCATTCTTCTAAAAGTTCAAAACGAAGAGCTGAATCTTCTTCACCAGCATTTTCAAGATCTACCTTAGCTTTCTTGCAAAACTCTACAAGAGACTTATAAGAAATTTTATCAGAATCTACCAATGCTGCCTTATGTGACTTACCTTGACGTTGAAACATAAAAATAGCCTCCATTAAAACTATATTATTATAATAGAGGCTATTTGATATTATGGCAACAGAAAAATCAATTAATTTGTGACAAAATCTTCTTTACTTCAGCTTTTTGGGCACTTGTAAGAGGAATATAGTCCAAAGCTTCTGCATCCTTGTCATGTGTCAATCCAAATTCAAAGAACTTCTTTGCTATAACAACTGCTGCAGCATCATCGTTTTGTTTGTACATTACAATATAAGATGTCGCAACCATTGGCCAAGTTGTCTGAAATGCCTTAAGACCAGGTGACACTTTCTTACCATCTGTTCCAATCATATCAGCAACTTGTAGGTCATTTTGCTTGGCAAATGCATATTCAACATAACCTATTGAACCGTTAGTTTGGTATACGTTATTTGCAACACCATCGTTTCCTTTACCACCAATAGTGTTACCAGACCACTCTACTGTTGAACCAAAACCATAGTTCTTCTTCCAATCAGCATTTGCTTCTGAGAGAAACTTTGTAAAGTTCCATGTTGTACCTGAACCATCTGAACGTCGAATCTTAATGATGCCAAGATCAGGAAGCTTTACGCCAGGATTGATTTCAGCAATTTCTTTATCGTTCCACTTTGTAATTTTACCTGAATAAATCTTTGCTAAGATGTCAGCAGAAAGTGTAAGATGTTCTACATCTTTAAGATTGAAGATAGGAACGATACCACCAACAATCATAGGAAACTGTACTTGACCTTTCTTTTCAAGGTCTTCTGGCTTTACTGGAATATCAGTTGCACCAAATGTTACTGTCTTTGCATCAATCTGCTTGATGCCTGCACCAGAACCAACTCCCTGATAATTTACAGCGTTGTTAGTTTCTTTCTTAAAGCTATCTGCCCACTTTACATAAATGGGTTGTGGAAAAGTAGCACCTGCACCATTAACTTCACCTGCAAAGGCTGAAGTAGCAATAAACATAGATCCAATTACGGCAAGAATGTTCTTTAACATGTTAACTCCTGTGTTAATAAAAAAGGACGGAATTTCTTCCGTCCCTTATATAGATTTCTAATATGACAGTTTGATGAAAAACACATCAATTTGTCATAAAAATGTAAAATATTTTTTAGAAATTAAGTGCATAACCTACTGTTACTGAATCACCAGTAGCAGTCCAGCTCTTGTCATATGAACGAGCTGCTGAAACGCTTACTGATTGATCCTTAGCAAACTTATAAGTCAAGCCTGTACCAACTTGTTGTGACTCATAGCTGTAAGCAGCATCAAATGAGTTACGATAACGATAGTTGGCAGCATTGATAACAATGTTATCAGTAAGGCTATAGTCCATACCTGCACGAAGTGCATAGTAGCCATAATTGGCACCACTGGTGAATCTTTGACCAATGCCTGCACCAGCCTTAGCAGTGAAACCAGCAAATACTGGAAGCTTATAGCCAGCCTGTGCTTCGATAGTCTGCTTCAATGCTCCGGCATCAGCTGCCTGTGATGTTCCAGCAGCAACTCCTGCTGAAATGCCACCGCCAAGATTACGTGAGTATGCTACAGAATAGTTAGTAGCAGTTGACTTGCTATATTCACCTGATGTATAGTCAAAACCATACCCAGCTGAAATCGTATTGTCTGCAGATGCGGCAGGAGCTGCTGCGGCAGGAGCTGCAGGAGCGGCCTTCTTTGATGGAAGGTCTGTAGCATATGCGCCAGTTGCAAAAGCAATAGCGGCTGCAGTAATAAGTAGCTTCTTCATTAATTACTCCTTGGTTAAAGTTATGGGTTAGCCCTCAACAACTAAATTCTGTCCAGTGAGTTTTTCTTTTCTTGTCCACTGAACTACTAACCCGATTGCACGTCCATGAGCTTCAATTTCCCATGGCGTATCCCAATAATCGACCTTTGCAGTATCTACATATTTACCATTAAATTTGTAGACTTTTGGTTTACTGTAAAGCTCGTAATATTCACCTTTAGCCCATTGTTTGACGTGAACCAATTCATGAGCTAAACTATTTAGCAAAAGAGAGATCTTCTGATTTGGATCCAGTTGAATAGTAAATTCACGAGGATTTCGATGAGTATCCTCCCAAATGCAATTTCCGTATTGGTTACTATCTCTAAACAAATTCTTTTTAAAGATAATATCTATATATAGTTTTTCTCTCATGCTTTCTGAGAAAAATTTCTTTAATACGAAAGTAGAGAGACTTTTAAGCTTTTTATAGTCACTCTTGGAAACTAGATTACTATTTTTGAACTTGATCATGAAAACCTCCAATAACTTAATATAATATAATCTTTATATTAAATCAAGTGTCAATAATAAGTTCCAATTCATTTAAAAATGGAAAATGGTGACATAAATGGTCCCAACATTTGAGTGC